CTTTTTTCATATCATGTAAACTCCATAAAAATACCGCTTTACGCGGGTGTTTTTTCAAATTTAATTTTGGCCAATAGTTAGGGGTTAAGCTTAGCCTCCTCCCATAAAGCGAAAAGCTTGTCCGCACTGATATTTAACGTTTGCGTGAAAAAATCCCAGATATCATCATTTACCAACGTAAAGCTCTGTGCTTCAGATATCGCATTTCTTACCTTGATTAAATGAGATCCAGCTAACTCCCGCTCGGCTATTTCAAGTAGTTCCGTTTTATTTTTACCCAATCGCAGTTCAGTCGATGTTAAAAGCTGGCTACGGGTAACTGCTCCTGCTTTTTCCTTTTTATCCTGAAGACGTAATTCATCAGAATTAGCTACATCCACCCAACTGCCCGCCTCTTCTGACCACTCAGTAAAGGGTTTTGGAGCGTGGGTAGTAACATCTTTTGGTAATTTGCCTAAGGCTGTTATAGTCTGTTTTTCGCCAGTCTTCTTGAGGTATACAGCTTCCCCACGATGGTCTTCAATATACTTCCATTGCCCATCATTCCATTGTGCAATAAAGCCATTTTTATGTTCAGGCTCATCGGATTCAATACAAAGACGAGGAATTAAATAATGCCCGTTTTTTACAACAGGGTCTAAATCAGCGGTAGTCATTCCTACAAAATATCTATCTTCATCAAGCTGACATACGGGAATAGTCAACGGGTAAGTTTCCATGCTTCAATCCTTTAATATTTAATACAAACCAATATTGCAACGTTACGCGGTCTTGATTCGGCACCACCGACCCACTCAGTCCAAAACGCGTGAGTATGCTCACCGCTCCAGCTTGTAGTGAAGTTATGCGCATGGTTACCAGCCGCAGCGATTTCCCCGCCTGAATCGGCAAAAGATTTGGCCGCCTGCGAGCCGTTACCACCACCAGTCTTGCCTACAGGGTGGGTATGTTGCCCGTTCCAATCCGTAGTACCCGTATGCTGGTGACTGCCACTAGGAGAGGTATTGCCGCTATGTTGATGCGATTTATTTTCACTATCCTGCCATGAACCAAGTGAACGGCCTTTATCAGCTCCGCGTCCATCATCCCAGCCGCGCAAAAATTCGCCCCTAAAATCCGGCAAATTAAATGTCGTTTTACCATCACCGGCACCGTATGTCGTACCTATTGCGGCAAATAAATCCGCATAATCTTTGCGTGATACTGCTGCGCCATTAGCTTTTAACCAGCCGGCAGGAGCTGAAGCCTGAGCAAAATACTGAATAGCGCCTGCGGGAGTAAGATTGATGTCCTTGCTACCATCAAAAGGCACACCATCGATCAATCGTGCTGTTTTAAGTTTTGTTGCGGTGGCTGCGTTGCCAGAGGTGTCCTGATTGCCTGCTTTATTCACGCCCGGCAAATCGATATCGCCTTTGCCGTTAAACATCACCCCGCCGATGGTGTGCGCTGCTATCTGTGCCGCCCAAGTGGCCGTCGCCGCATTGCCTGATGTATCCTGCGTTCCGGCTTTATTCACGCCGGGCAAATCAATATCCTGAGAGCCATCAAAATATACACCGCCAATTTTGCGCCCATTCAGTAACTTTGATGCGGTAGCGGCATTTATTCCTACTCCGGCCAGTATTTCCCATCCCGTCATTTTCTGATTAGGGTCGTTGCTGTTCTTATCTATGGTTGAAACAAACAGCCGTGTATTGTCATCGGCCATTAGTATGGCGCCGGTCTGATAACCGCCAAACGCATTGGCATAGGCCTTGTCAAAATAAAACAGCCCACCTTTTTGCAAATAAACAATCGATTCGGATAAAGTGTTAAATATTCCGTTGAAGTCCATACCCTTAGGAGGTAGGCCGCCTGACTCAACGGGCTGCATGGTGACATTTGGGAAACCATCACTCCACGTGGCATCTTCCATATCCTGCCCGGGCTGCCTAGTGTTTTGTATGGTGTTTTTACTGCCGTTATTTGCAAATGCTTGGGGAATTAGCGTTGGGTTTTTACTCATGATGCAAAACATCCTTGATTAAAAGGCTGAAAACCTGTCCCGGAAAAACCAAAAATCCCCTTTGGAGGGGATTCGCGGTAATCAATCAATACGCCACTGGGGCGTGGTAATAAGCCAAGGTTATAAATAATATGCCGCTCAAAGCTGTTAGGAATAAACTCAAAAAAATATCGGCCTTTCATGTGGCCGGTGATCAGGAAATACGCCCTTTTATTTGGGAATACCATGCGCAAATATGTGTTTATATTCGGTGCCGTTACTGACAGTATGTTTGCTGCAGCTTTGAGCATAATCAATAACCTAAACCGCTCATCAGACAGCCTGTATGCATTGAATCCGGCTCCGGCAGCACTGAACGGGTGACTGTTAAAGGGTTTGAATGACTGAGGCTTAGTTTTAAAGCCAAAAACGTCAATGTCTCCCGGAGGAATATTGATACTGCGGTTAACACCGACGATGCGACCCCATATGTCTAAACCAAAACCTTTTGCAGTTTTAATGCTAAAAGCGAATTTGTAAAAATCATTTATGGATTCAGAAGGGTCTATACATTCATTCATACTGTCAATCAGGTTGCAAATTATGGGACTATTTGCATATTGTGACATCAGCGTATCTTGAATATTTTTCATAGGATTTTTATCTGGTAAACGGTTGTTGTCGGGAATTCATCAACCCCTATATCGAGTTTGTCCACCCATTTTTTGCCATCATAGCTTATGCGTAACGAAACAATACTCACATTCGATACAGCAGATGCAATGGGACAAATGAACCGAGAGGCGATAACGGGTTGCCCTATGGTGGCCTTTGCTGCACCAGTGGAGAAAGCTTTGATAATGGCTGTTTTTATTGCCTCGCTATCCTGAAAAGTTAAAGCATCTTTATCCTCTACATTTATTTGGAAAAACACAGGCACAAAATCCGGCCTGAGAAACTTAATGACGTAGGATGGCGGCCTTGTTGGAAAGTTTTCTGTGTCACTGATAGTGCATTCGGTATTGCCGTTGAAAGAGCAACCTGTACCGGCCTTATTCAGTATGGTGCGCGCTATCACTTCATCATCTCCTCCAACTACGGAAACAAGAATACTGTTACGAATAACTGGGTAATTAGTTGCACCGACAGTTATGGTTTCGTCTGATGGATTGTCTATAACGTAGACATCCTTTACGTCCGTTAAATTCGCCACCGCGCCATAAGTTGCAGCGTTGGTATTTTTACTGTTAATCGCTACGGATGCCCGTCGCCGTGTTTCAAAATCTCGCCGTGCTTCTTCATCTACACCAGCAACGGCAGCACAGGGATTGGTGATGCGATCTAAACCGGCAATAGCCTTCGGTATGGAAGTTATGGTGTTTGGAGCGGCACTAATATTACCAGCCAGTACACACAAAGCATGCGCGGTTATTGTACCCTCCCCACCTATTACGGCATCGTGCGTTATTTTCCATTCCTGATTATTGTCATCATTGAATATTGTTCCCGCGGCTATGCCGGTTCCGGCTAAGCCCGTCAGCACTAAATCAACACTTGAATGGGTGGCCTTTTTGCGAGTCATGAAATACACATAGCCAATCCCATCTTGCCAGATACCCTGAGCATAACGTGGGTCAAACTGGTTTAGCAGCGCGATCATTTGGTTACGTTCATCTGTGATAATGGCTGCCAGTGAGGAAACAAGCTGCCCCTGTGGTGTATTCATGGCGGTATTTAAATCTTTGCCAAAGGCATCTTTAAATAGCTCCCACAAACCGTTAATTACTTCATCGGTATTGGGCGCCACAATGCCATCGTCTGTTATCTGCAGTTGAGGAATGTTCATAGCCCAACTACTCCCGTTTGATTATCGCTATTGGTAAATTTAATTTGCCCGCGTAGGATGCGGTCATTATCTAACTGCAATTCTGGCAGCGCGCTCACCACTCCCGGAACACTCAGGGCAGCGTCCTGTAAATACTTTCGATATAGCGCCAGCGGGTAGCGCCCGTTACCCAAAATCTGAGTTAAATAAGGTATGCCTTCGCTCTGGTTGAAATACAAATCTTTTTGTATGGTGCGGCAAGCGCTGGCGATATCCTGTGCCTGCTGGTAGGTGCTTTCTGCTATGGCGATGTTGCCACGTGCGTCTATAGCCAAATCCCAGCTACCGGGCATTAAAAATAATGTTTTCATGAATTAGGCTTTCCTGTGTTACCGCCGCCTGTTACTACACCGTTGTGAGTGTGGTTTTTCAAGCTAACTGATCCTGCCTGAACATCCCCATCAGAGCTGATTCCTGCCCCACCGGTAAATTGTGCAGTCTTACTAGCATTAACCGCAAAACTGCCGGTTTTGGTGGTTACGGATGAAGCCTGCAGATTAATGGCAGGTGCCTCTAAAGTGATACTTGTTGGTGAATGGATGACGATACTGCCATTTGAAAAACCTATATATTGCTGTGGCACGCCATTCAGGAACCCTCCAATATATAAACCGTCATTCCAGTCGTACTGCCTGCGGCTTCCCGGGGCGGACTCTGCTTTATTACGCTTAACTATGGAAATGTCTCTTGATGCAAAAGCACACAGGCCAATATCTCCAACCACAGGGTCACAAATAATTGCATTTGCTCCGCCCTGCAGGCGGAAATAAGGCACACTGAAAATCCGCCCTGCAGAATAAACATTATCTGCACCATCGAGCATCTGCACCATTGGCATAACATCAACTGTTCCCACGGGAGCAATTCCGCCTCCTGATACGGCAGCCACTTTTACTAACGTAATTGTCTGTATCTTGGACATTAGGTTAGTAATGAGGGCGTTAAATTCAGCCGCCCCGCCTAAAGAGTGGTTGATGTTGAGATGGCTGAGTGGGCTATTGTTATCGAACGATTGCGGCATCTTTGCTATCCCTCCATGTTGCAGCTATCTCACAGAACCAGTTGCCGTCCGGCTGGTTGGCTTCCAGGCATTTGTACATGCCATAAATCCGCCACTCCCCGTTACAAACTTCAACGGCGCTACCTTGTATTTTGCAGACACCACCAAAGCGCAGTAACGGGTCATAAAGGCATTTGAAGGTCACTCCGCGAATATCCGGTGTTGGGTAGCCTATAAGCCCAGTAGCCGGTGTGATGACAGGGATTTTAATGTTACGACTGCCGCCTTTAGGGGTGATGGCTATCAGGTTGTTTTCTATGTACATATCAATCGGAAAAGTCTGCTCAAGTGTTTGCAGTTTGTGCAGGTTGGAGCCATTTAGGGTGATGTCTTTCGTCTTTATTGATACGCCGTTGTTTTCCAGCTGATAGCCCATTTCTTTGCAAATCGCCTGATAGATATCTGCTATATCTATTTCCCCTTTGTGTTCGTAGGGGTTGGCGGGCTTCTGATTTTCCAAAGCTGCGGCCTGAGACTCAATTACAAGGCACACATCCGGAGAATTAGAAAAATCCGGATACGCGAAAGTAATGTTGCCCTCGAATTCTTGCAGTAATTTCTCCCCCTCATTCCCAACTTCTATTTTTACGCGATTCTTTAAAGCGCCGAGTGTGTTCCAGCGAACGTGTAAAAGCTTGGTCATTTTGTCCAGCTCGAGCCCATAGACGCGAATCTGTGCCGTTGGCATTACCGCACCATACCCGAACATGATATTGCAGGCTATCCGAAATCCTGTTGCACTTATCTGGTTATATGCATCCGCAAATACAATCTGTTGGCCTTTGTCATCCTTTCCTGTCAGGGTCACGGTGACTTTAATTACTTTACGTTTCATTTGTATATACCAAAAAAAACCGGCTGTTCAGGCCGGTGTAGAATGGGTCTTGACTACCGTCGGTATCTATAAACACAAGATTTTTGCTAAGGGGTGTTTTATTTAAGCAAATACGATTGTTAATTATGGCTCCGTCTCTGTCATTTTCTATGCTGGCATATAAATTTCCGAGGCGTGAGTTCAGGGTAACTAACCAGCGTTTGTTGTCCATTACAAAGGAAACGGTTTGGTTAGGCGCAGCGTTTAAAGGAATAGTTACAATAGCCATTTGAATAAATCCTCAGATATATCACCAGCCTTATAAAGAATTGATTCGTTCGCGCTCTCCGGTTGTCTTTCACCGCCATCCTGTGTTTTAGCATCGTCAGGGTTTTTTACCTCTTCGGTATCGTATTTAACCGTTACTTCTCTGACCTCTTCTAGATGAAGGTTAACCTTAATCAGTTGCGCACCGTCCGACGCCTCTCGTGCAGTGTCGTAGCCAACAATACAGGCGTTGGTATAAACATATTCCGGTGTAAGGATATGGAATAACAATGTACTGTTGGCTAGTGTTTCAATCTGGCCAAGAAAAGCCCCCCGCATAAGTGTGCCGCCCGTGCCTTTTGATAACTGAACAGTAGCTTTATAGGGGTTAGCTATTTTGTTGTAGCTGGCAAAAGAACCTTTTTCAATTGGCGCCTGCGCGATCCTAGACGAATTATTATATTTAAGAGAAATGACGTTATCCGCCAGCAGTATCGGAATACCGTATTCATTGAATATACCCCAGTAATTACCGAATACAGCATTTATTAGTGCAGCACTCCCTAAGCTGATTAGGGCATTAGAGCCAGCAGCATTCAATCCTTTGAAATTTGGTACATTGGGCATACCCTCAATCGGCAGCATACAACCTCCAATAAAAAAAGCCAGCTATAAGCTGGCTTTGTATAATAATGAGATAGAAAAGTTTACTTTTTATCTGAGCGGTTTAGTTCTCTGAAAATAGCAATTGGGCTGATGCCATAAGTTTCAGGAGACATGCCAAATGCTTGCTGAAGAATTGGCATCGTAGCATCATAAATAGCTTCTAACGAATCTTTTGTTGCTGTGCTCGGTATTTCATTAAAGTCTAAAGGCTTTGAATCCAAAATAGCAAGACACCGCCATTCTCTAGCCAAATTTATACCATGTTTTAACATAAAATCTTGATAATCAACAAGAAAATAATCTTTATTTAAAGTCGACCAAGCATTACCCATTTTTGTACATATGGAAAAATTTATCATATGGGGTATATTATTCAACATTGCTAAAACGCTTTTGATATCTAGGCCGGTTGATCCGTCTGTGGCCTGTTGAAACCCTTTAAAAATAAGATCAGACAACGGCTCGTATATTTTCTGCATTACAGTAGTATCTTTAATTGAGATACTTCCAGATAAATACAATAAATCCCCATAGCTGCTATTAAGTTTTTTTGTTACTAAATCAGATTTAATAAGTTTATTAATTAAAAATGTAGGAGCAATATGTTCTGTGTTAAAGAAATCTTGTATATTAATTCCACTGGTACTTGATTCTGTTTGTATAGACGAGTTATCCGCTCCCAAATTTACTTCGGCCACAACTGCATTTACCCTAACTCCTTTATCAGATTTAGTATTTTTTTGGGTAGATGAGGTATCACTACCGTTATGGCTGGTAATTTGCTTAGTAAGAAAACCTTTTTCATTCAATTGTGATACGAGAGAATAAAGCCTGTTTTTATCAATATAAATAAAATCGTAAAGTGCATTACTATTGTTTGTAGTATCCTGCTCCATTTTTCAAAATATCCCTCACTTGTTCTTGACGCTTAAGATTTGCATCAAGTTGTTTATCAAACCCAGCATGAGCGTTGTTAATCTTTTCTGATGTTTTTGAAATATCGCTTAGAACGTAAGATAATGATTTATTTAAAATTTTTAATTTTTTCTTACCCATCATTTGTTGCTCCTTTCATTGAGAAAGAAGAGACTAGAACCACGATCTAGAAAACAAAGTGGTTGTTTAAATATGTTTTTTTTAACTTTATACATTAGTACATCTTGCCAAGACTAATTATATTTGTCAATAAAATTAACTAGACAGCATCCATTTTGAATGCGTTACAAAATCAAATATCTATATTTGTGCATTCTTAAATTTGTTTAGGATGAGTCTCCCAGCCTGTCCCTGTATACAACCTCCAATAAAAAAGCTGCCCAAAGGCAGCTTATGTAACGGTGTGATATCTATTTATTCCACTTAATATCGGGCTTACGCTTATTGGCGGCGCAATCCTTTAAAAATAAGTTAATCAACGATTGGTAAGGTAATCCTGTTTCCTCAGCCAGCTCTTTAAAATAGCTGATACTTTCTTCATCTATTCGAATAGTAATTGTCTTTTTTAGTTGGCTAGCATAAGGATTAGGCTTGGCGTTACTAAAATCATACTCTTTCTTCATAGAGATTCCTCATACTGTTTGCGCTCGTGTTTGGTAGCAACTCTCGCCGAAATCAGACGTATACTTTCACCGCGCTCACAATGTATTACCACAAGAACGCGTAGGTTTTCGCTCATTCCTAATAGTACAAAGCGGTCTTCATTCTCGGAGTGCTCAGGGTCGGAAATGATTAAAGCGTGCTCATCCCAAAATACGGTAAGGGCTTCCTCAAAAGAAACACCGTGCTTTTTTAGATTCAACGTGGCTTTGTCATTATTCCATTCAAATCCATCAATCACGCTCACTCCGTCTTCTGTTTGTAAATATATTATATTTACTTTAATAGCGCCTAGCAATACCGTTATAAAAAAGCCAGCTAGTTAGCTGGCTTGAATCTGTTACAAAATCATATTCTAAAACAAATTATCAAGAGATTTCACTTCGCCTTTGCCTTTATGCTCATCTAAATCTTTCAAGTCACTATCTTTTCTAGGGTGCCGTTCAATTACTTCTTCCTGAATGGTATTAGGAGGAGGTAGATTAATCGGTGCATCAGTTGTCTCTTTCTTAGGGGATTTACTTTCAAGGTAAATAGAGTAACCAATCAGTAAAAAGCAAATAAAGAATATCCATTTTATTAGCGTCCATAAAGAGGATAAACAGCCTTTTTTCTGAATCTCTTTGTTAGGATATTCATAACCTAAAATATCTGCTCGCAGTCTCTGATACTCAGAAACAGAAAGGTTTCCGTTTAGGTACAGCTTTTCAAGTTTTTCCAGTTGGTTTATCTTGCTAGCTCTCATATCCCCAGTCTCTTTCAACTTTATTTTTTTACGATAGGATAAGCCTGTTCCGGGAATGCCTAAATTTGTATAAACACCTTTTCTACCAATATTTATACTGGACCCACGCTTACCTATCGTTGCGCTAGTAATCCCTGTTTTGCTTATGTTAATTTTTAACCATGGAGCAATCTTGATTGTTTTGCGATATCTCCACCCCATACCCTTTAATCCTTTACGCCAAATAAAAGCTACTCTTTACAATAAATTTTTCATGATTTTATTAATATCCCAAATTAACGCGTTACTTTATCGTATATTTTTGAATCTGGTCTGGGTGATTCCCCCAACCTACCCATACATCTTTAACCGTGATTTTATTTCCGTTCTGTGATTGAAACTGCATTACAAAAACACGGGGAGGAGCGCTTTTATTTTGCTGAACTTTCTCTACCAGCATAGCTGTATTTTCATTAAGCCACTTAACGCGCAACAGGAACGGTATGTTTAGCGCACAATTAGATACCTGTTCATCGTACATATTAGCAATTAAGCCGTCTTGCGAAAAAGACACACCAGCACAAGTTGCACCAACATAAGTAAGCTTCTTACCTGATACAACTTGTTTAAAATTTGTCGCCATGGCCAGAGAAGGTAGCAGCAGAGCAATTAATAATATTTTTTTCATGTCATTGAAGTCCCGAGTTGATTAAACATATAGTTGTTTGCTTCTTTAACAGCTGCAACGGTGTTGCCACTTACACTACTGGAAGATGTTTTAACTTCTATTTTCTGTATATTAACACTAACATGCTTACGGTTATCGTTTTTTATACCCTCGCTTCCGTTCCGAAATTGAAACTCCGCTTTTGACATATCCTGAGCTTTTTGGGCGCTACGGGCAATCTTGTCATAGTATTGATGCTGATGTGCTCGAAAATATGGATTTAAAACAGCTTCACCTTTATCAATATAACCGTCCCCGTTCGAATCCCACTTGCTATTTAATTCATAAGCCTTAGATCCTTTCCTATAGCCGTAGCCTGTAACTGCAGTATACGTATCAGCAACATCACGCTTCTTCTTTCCGTCAAAGCCGCGCTCCCTGAAATATCGTTCGACGTACTTCATTTGCTCATCAAAAGATAGGCCTCCGAATTGGTCTCGCGTCATACCATAGTAAAGTCCTTTTTTGCCTCCGGAGCCGGCCATAAATTGAATTAAGCCCGTAGCTGAAGATTTTGGATTGCGAATATTGGGATTGAATGTTCCGCCTGTTTCAAAAGAAATAACAGCAGCTAGGTCGTTAGGGTCTACGCCTATATTTTTGGCGACACGGGCGATTGATTCTGCTTTTTCTTTAGTAAAGTTCTTATTTTTAAATACCTGCCTAGAATTACCAGCTGTTACGGCATTTTGTTCTACAGGTTTAGCAGTCCCGTTATACTCATAGTAGTCCTTACCTCCGTGCGTCAATTTATAGACACTTTCCCCGATAAATCCTGCTACGTCCTGTTTTTTCTCGCCCATAGCATCTGCCACAATTCCCGTAGCGATATCGGAGTAGGTATCAATCATCTGCTTAGCCTGCTTGGCCGCCCCGCTAAAATCACCCCTAACCAATTTGCCTAGTATTTCAGCGTAGCCTTTTAGGGTCGGTATGGTGTTGTTTTTAACAGCACTGACTAGATTGCCAAAGGCCTCGCGTAACGTATCTACAGACATCTTGCTGTCCTTGATGCCCGCTGCAAAAGACGTCCAGTCAAAAAGAGATTTGCCTCCATTTGCCCAAGTCTTGTAATCGTCGTACAACAGCACAAAGGCAGCGGCCAAGGCGGTAACCAGTGCGATTACAGGGCTAATGGCCGCACCTAAAGCCCCGATAACCCTTAATAGCGGTGTGAACGGGGCTATAAATCCAAGCAGGACACGTGTAGCGCTTAACAGCGTAGGAATCAGCAGCATGCCGATAATGATAGCGGCAACTTGAAAGACGCCTTTTATTACTTTCTGATGCTTTTGTAAAAGCTCAAAAAATCCGTTTACGACCCTAATTAGCGCAATCAGAATTGGGGTTAGTGCATCGCCGATAAGCTGCTTCATGCTTTGCCAGTGGGCGCTTAAAATGGCTTGCTGTTTTGTAAGCTCTTTACTTTGCGCGATGGCCTTTTGGTCAGAATGATACATCTGCTTCTGAACGTTTAAGATTTCCTGTAGCTCTTTCCGGCCTGAAACCAAAGCATTGATGGTGCCATCATCAAACCCCATTTTTTTGCCTATTGTATAGGCTTGGTCTCGTGGCATTTTCTGGAACGCGTCCGCCAAGTCCAGCATGACATCATCTAACTGGCGAATCTTACCGGCATTATCTACTACATTAACGCCCAGTGCGTTAAAGTAAGGCAGCATGCTGGCGTCACCGAACATAACGAGTCCGTTCATGGACTGTTTAATGTTACTGAGCGATGCCGTCATACCTTCGGCACTGCCCCCGAAAGCACCGGCAGCGTTTTGCCAATCGGTTATGCCACGGGTATTCATGCCCAATTGTCCGGAGAGCTTAGATACTTCCATATTGGCACGTGCTGCATCATTAGCCAGCTTGAACAGGCCGGTTGAGCCGATGATAATTGCAAAAAATCCGGTAAGTTCTTTTGTTACCTTGGCAATCTCCTGACCCATTTTAGCAATTGGCGTGATGGAGCTATGGTATTTTTTAGCCAGATCCTCGTTAGATTTACCGGCCTGTTTCGACGCCTTTTCAGTGTTAGCAAGGGATTTCTCAAGCTCCTGATTTTTTTTGGTCGTTTTTTCTGCTTCTGCTAGGTATTTGGAGGTGTCAATCCCCAGCTCAATCAGCATCTGCTCAACTATATTCGTTGCCATACTTATTTACCAACATTTTGTTATGTTCAGAAACCTGAAAAACCTCAAGGATGTTCAGTACATCCTCAAGCCCCAGTACGCTGTCCAGCTCTACGTAAGAGGCCAGCCCGGTAGTCATTACCTGACTGGCCAAATAAGATACGTTGACTGTCTGAGCCAGCACACCTTCCTGAAAGGGCAACCCCGCCATTAGCTCATATCTGGGGAATTGCCGTTCTTTAAAAAATCAATATGTAGAGCCAGCACCTCTTTGCGCAGCACGAACAGTGTTTTGATATCTTCGATATCGCTATCCATGACAAGGCTGCGCGGGACACCACCCGTAGGAATAATCTGTACACAACTCAGTAGTTCGTCGAGCAAATCCCCACCTACTTCGGGGTCAATCTTACCCACAACATCTAATGCCAGTCTGGCCATTTCCAGCATGCCGCCATTCATATTAATTGAGCTGGTATCTACACCTGCTCTGGCAATGGCAAATAGGGCACGCTGCGCCCATTTATCGGCTTGAAGAATAGGCATTTCTGTTATTCGGAATGATTTACCCGCGTCACGACCTGACTCAATGGTTATGTCTTTGGTTTTACGTGCCATCAGTTAATCTCCTCTGCGCCGTTCAACACCAATCTGAAGGTATACTGACTACCAGCAAGAAGCTTTTGCCCTGCAGCGCCGCCAGTGAGTTTTGTCATGGCTCCAGTCGCGCTGTAACGTATTTTGATAGATGGAATCTCAACGACTATATCAATTGGGCGAGTTTCCATATTGGCATTGAAATCCTTGCGGATATTTTCCATATGCTCAATTGACGGGCTGTTTGCTTCCAGATGCAGTGTCCATTCCACTTCATGTGGCGTATATCCCTGTGACTGCTGGCCATCCACACCCATGCGAGTCTCAGCAATATTGGCCTCCCCAAACCCCCAGGCGTTATCTGCCTGAAAGCCTTTAATATTTAGAAAATTGTCGTATACACCGGTACAGCGCAGCATTAACACCGAGTTGGCTGCGGTGATGGTTAGTGGGTTATGTCCCATTGGCATAATTTAATCCCTTTCAGTTAAGCTGTTTTTTGAAAAAGGTCGAGCTGATTGATTGTGGCTAATTGCATTTCAAGTTGGCGCTTTTCTAATTTGCGCTGGTATAGCGCCCTCCCCGCTGCGCTGCCTCGCGCCTCAGATTCAGCCTGATGCTTTTTTAACAGCTCCATTTCCTGCAAAATTTTTTCACGATTGACAATGCCGGTGGTCCAGTACTGCCACAATACATCGTCGCATTCCTGTTGATAGCGGATGATGGTTTGCTTTTTATCTGCCGCAACTTTATTAGCGCTAATAGACATCAGCCAGCCAAACAATTTTCGTAAAGGAATGCAGCAGACTTCTTGGGCGTCGCCATTAGTGGGCATCATCATTTTGATGACACCCCACCTTTGATCAGATGTTAGCTTTCTGTGCTGTGGTTGCCACGCTAATCCCATACCATCAACCACAGTACGCATCGCTACATAAGGCTCTCCATCACAATCAATAACCACAATTTCAGAGCCAAGAAAATTAACATTTAAATATTCCATATTTGATTCCTAATTTAATTCCTATCCAATAAATAAAACCCCGTACAGTTTGCACGGGGTTTTGGGGTGTTTTTGGAGAAGTTCCCTAATTTGATTATTGAACGTTGATCGATGCCAGATTCACCGTATGGACGCTGCCACCGTCGGTGTACCAGAGTTTTAAAGGCAGGGAACCACGCTGTCCGCGAACTTGAGCTGTGGCCTGCTGAATCAGCAGACAATATCCGCTGGTTTCAATCTGGCGTGCTGCATCAAAGCCTGCCTCATAGTTAATTTGTGATTTCTGTGCCTCTGATAAATTGACTCCACATTGGATACCACCAAAATTCAACATTTCGTTAATAGGGTCTTGTGCTGCGGCGCGGTGAATGGCTCTACCGTGGTCGTTATAAGGTACGGCCTTATAACTGATAAGCATGTTAATAAATGCCAGTTGCAGTTGGGAGTTGAAGTACACCTGATTTAGGTAGTTATCTACCCATGCAAAATCACCGCTAACGATGGTATTTCGGAAGAAGATAAAGCGTTCATTTGCTGTCGCCCAAGCCCCGTAATAGGCATAGCCATTACTTTCTAATGCATTTGCGTCTTGCAATGATGTAACCGTTGCAGCAATCCCGCTTTGCCGCTT